TATGATTAATTATCTGGGTAATTCCAGCTTATTAAACTGCCCCAGCAGACGATATACCGATTAATAGGCTTAACTTGTATATAGGAGAATCCTCATGGGTTTAGCTTCGCATTTAGGTCCTTGGCTATTAGGTACCGTCAAAAACACTACTGGCTCAACAGCTGGAACATTACGCAATATGGGCGCAACTTTAGTTGCTCAATCTGTTGCGGTTCTTTACACAGACATTACTGCTGGAACATACGCATTTACATTGCCAGCTGGCTCACAAATCGTAGATGCTTCGTTTAATACGACTGTTGCTTATGCAACTACTACGCCTACATATGCTTTGTTTGTAAACGCTGTGGCAATTAACACCGCAGCTAACGGTAGTGTATTTACTAACACAGGTATTGTTAACTTGTTGCTTGGTAATAACAACGCAGCTGGTGCAGTCCTTTGTTCTAACGTAGGTACAGGCGATGCAATTATTACATTTACTCAAGCTAACGTAACAGCTACTTCAGGTGCTGGTATATTGACTATGAGATATATAGTTAAGCAATCAGACGGTACATACGTTCCAACTTCAGCTTAATTAATCTGGGGGTTCGCCCCCTTTAACTTTAGGAGATTAATTATGGGTATGCAAACCGATGTTTTATCAGCACATCTTAGTGCTGCTGGTACTTTTTATGCAAGTAACCGAACAAGGCTAAAAGGGATTATTGTTGCCCCTAAAGCTAGTACAGCCGCTACTTTTGAAATACGCACCGAAAGCGCTACAGGTCCTGTTATTTACACAATGGATATAGCAAGTCTTGGCACACCAAATACCACTTGTATTTTAATTCCCGGTGAAGGGATTGTAGCAACGGCTGGGCTGTATTTAACTTTAAGTGCTGGTTCTGTAACAGGTATTACTATATTTTATGGCTAAGAAAAAAGGTCCGTCTCTGGCTATTGGTAGGGGTGAGAAGCTACCTGTATCTCAAGGGGCAGGCCTTACTGCTAAAGGCAGAGCTAAGTACAATGCGGCTACGGGGTCTAACTTAAAGGCTCCGCAACCACAAGGGGGCGCAAGAAAGCGTTCATTCTGCGCTAGGATGTCAGGGATGCCCGGACCAATGAAAGACGAGAATGGCAAACCAACAAGGAAAGCTGCGAGTCTAAAAAGATGGAAATGCTAAACATGATGGAATTATGGACTGGTGGTTTAACCGTTTTTATGGCGGTTATTGGGTATGTTGTGCATGAAAAATTTGACAAAATTAAAGACTTAGACGATAAACTTAATACTACGAGAGTGGAGATAGCCCGTGACTATGCAACTAATTCAGAAGTCCAAAGAATTACTGACCACATTGACCAACGCTTTAACAAGCTTGAAGCAAAAATTGACCAGCTTATTTCGAGGTAAATAAAGTGGAAGAAAGTTTAGCCAAACGCCTAAATAAAAGACTTGCCCAAAGCGAAACTTTTGACAGTGAAGGGGAGCGGGGCGACTCACCATTTTCTTTGTCTGGTGGATCTATGCCAGCGCCACCACCTGAAAGTGGTATGCCAACACCAAAGGGCGCATTTGCTAGATTAGGACTTAATAAAAAAACAGACTACGGAGACTTTGGCATAGGTGGAACAGGTATTAGTTTAGAAACTCCACAAGGCGATAAAATAAATAAATATGCGGCAACAGATGTAAATTACAAAAATAATGGACTTAAAGTAGGTCTTAATAAAGGCACAGGTGGTCGTGCTAAACCAAATTTAACCGTTGGATTTAGCGGAACTTTTAAAAAAGGTGGTAAAGTTTCTAGTGCTTCTAAACGAGCTGACGGATGTTGCGTTAAAGGTAAAACAAAAGGTAGGATGGTGTAATGCCAAGTAGCTCTAAAAAGCAGCACAATTTTATGAACGCAATAGCTCATAATAAAGCTTTTGCTAAGAAAGTAGGAGTCCCTCAATCGGTAGGGAAAGATTTTTCAACTGCCGACAAAGGCAAAACTTTTAAAAAAGGTGGTGATACGATGGCTTCAAAAATGAGTCCTAAAATGATGGCCGCATTGATGGCTAGAAAAAGACCGCAAATGCCAGTAGGTGGCAAGATGGCTGCGGATAACCAGATGATGCAACCTGGCAGACCTATGCCTGGAACTCCTGCAATGCCTATGAAAAAAGGTGGCATGGCTAAAGCAGATATGGCTCAAGACAAAAAGATGGTTAAAAAAGCCGTAGGCATGCACGACAAGCAACAGCATGGTGGTAAAAAGACTGATCTAGCTACCCTTAAAAAAGGTGGGATGACAAAGAAAATGGCTGGCGGTGGTTTAGCTGCTGGACATAAAGAAGCTAATGGTGTAGCCAAAAAAGGCTTAACCAAAGGCACAATGGTTAAAATGTCTAAAGGTGGAAGGTACTGCTAACATGATGAAACGTAGAATGAAGAAGTTTAATGGCGAAGATGGTAGCACGGTTAATGATGAGTCAGAGATTATTTTTGATAATCGTACTGTTAAAGAAGGTAAACTACCTAGTGAAGTAATGACTAAAGAAACTACAGTTTCTACATCTAAACCAAAACCGACTAGGCCAAAAGCTACGCCATTAAGTGAACCTAGAGTTGGTGGTAAAACCTTTACAGAAACTATATCAAAGGCTAGAGTTCCTGCACCTAAAGCTGAAGATAAAAAGCCAGAAATGGCTAAACCAGATCCATCTCCCGGACCATTAGGGTTTAAAGGGTTACGTAGTTTTCTTAGTGGGTTAGGAAAACCATACGGCGCTGACAAGTACGAAAAAGAAGCAAGAATGAAAAAAGGTCTTGAGGGTGAAGGCGCCTTTAAAAAAGGCGGTAAAGTATCTTCTGCTTCCAAACGAGCCGATGGTTGTGCTATTCGTGGGAAGACAAGAGCTTAATCATGCCCGAGCAAACACAGTTCTCTCTTGATATTGATGATGCTGAAACAACCAATAAAAAGCATCAAGCAGAGGCGGCTAGAAAACTCTTTAAAGACTTTCACGAGAAAAAGATTGACTTAAAAGAGTTTAACGAAAGAGCCAAAGGTCTTGATGTTGGCAAGACAGATAAAGCCACAACTAGTACAGGTGTGGGCAAATACTCTGGCGTCTCAAGAGCTGGCGCTTCTGGTGGAAGTGGGGCTAATCCAGTAAAAACTGGATCCTTGTCTCCATTTAACATGAAAAAAGGTGGTAAGGTGTCTTCCGCATCTAAACGTGCAGATGGTTGCGCTATTCGTGGAAAGACCCGTGCATGAGACCATCTCGTGGAATGGGCGCAATAAGCCCATCTAAAATGCCTGGCGGTAAAAAGAAAGCTCGTAGAGATAATACGGACTTTACTCAATACGCTGAAGGTGGTAAAGTAAACGCAGCTGGTAATTACACTAAACCAAGTCTTCGTAAACGAATACTTTCGCAAGTAAAAGCAGCTGCAACACAAGGTACAGGCGCAGGGAAATGGTCAGCTCGTAAAGCACAATTGGTAGCAAAGAAGTACAAGGCAGCAGGTGGGGGGTATAGAGATTGAAAGCGCCACAGCAATCTTTAAAGAATTGGGGGGACCAGAAATGGACTACCAAGTCAGGCAAAAAATCATCTGTAACAGGTGAGCGGTATTTGCCAAAAAAGGCTATTGAAGCGTTAAGCCCTCAAGAGTATGCAGCAACAACAAGGGCAAAACGAGCGGGTAAAGCAAAAGGTAAACAGTTTGTAGCACAACCTAAGAACATAGCAAAGAAAACCGCAGGGTATAGGTAATGACAACTTCAGGACTCACAACATTTAATTTAGACCTTAATAACCTTGTTGAAGAGGCTTTTGAGCGTTGTGGGGCCCAGCTGCGTAGCGGCTATGATTTGCGTACAGCCCGTAGATCATTAAACTTATTAAGTATTGAATGGGCTAATCGTGGTATTAATCTATGGACTATTGAGCAAGGTCAGATAAACCTTGTTACCGGACAGGCGTTATATGCCATACCAAACAACACAATAGATTTGCTAGACATGGTTATTAGGCAGAACAACGGGTCTGCAAGCAATCAGGTTGACATAAATATTAGCCGAATATCTGAGTCTACTTACTCCACTATTCCTAATAAACTAACTACTGGTAGACCAATACAAGTTTGGATTAACCGCCAATCTGCAATGACTAATGCTGTAGCATCTACTGTTTTAGCTAACAATACCGGAACAGTAAGCGCAACAGCTACGTCAATTAATGTAGCATCTAGTGCTAATTTACCAAGTGCTGGGTTTGTACTAATAGGTACAGAGGTTATTAGCTATCCAAACATAGTAGATAATACCCTAACTAACTGCGCTCGTGGGCAGAACGGCACGACTGCGGCTACTCATACTAATGGTGATTCAGTAACTATTCAGAACCTTCCTTGTATTAATGTTTGGCCTACACCTGATGCGGGTGGCGCACCTTATACTTTTATTTACTGGCGTATGCGTAGAATACAAGACGCTGGTAACGGCACTACAGAACAGGATATTCCATTTAGATTATTACCTTGTATGGTAGCTGGACTAGCGTTTTATATGGCGCAGAAACTGCCGGAAGGACAACCAAGGATAGGATTTTTAAAGCAAGAGTACGAAGAACAATGGTTACTGGCATCTACAGAAGATAGGGATAAAGCAGCTTCTAGATTTGTGCCAAGGACTTTATTCTATGCCTAATAAGTTTAGTAGTGGCAAGTTTGCAATTGCCGAATGCGATAGATGTGGTCAGCGGTTTAAGTTAAAAGAACTTAGAAAGCTGGTTATTAAGCAGCAAATGAAGAATATTAAAGTATGTAATGAGTGTTGGGAGCCGGATCAACCGCAGTTATCTTTGGGTATGTACCCAGTAGATGATCCGCAAGCGGTAAGAGAGCCAAGACCTGATACAAGTTACTTAGCTTCTGGTGTAAGTGGTTTACAAATTCAAAATGGTACTAATAATACTATAGATGAAAACGGATACCAAGAAGGCGGTAGTAGAGTATTTGAGTGGGGCTGGGCACCTGTTGGTGGTTCTAGTGGTTTTGATAGAGTTTTAACCCCCAATGCATTAGTTGCAACTGGGACTGTAAATAGTGTAACAATCTCTACAACTTAGGAGTGTAAAATGGGATTCAGAAAAGCAGCCGATGGTATAACTAAATCTGGAAAAACTAAAGGTACAAACCTTGGCGATTCTGGACCAAATGTTAAAACACAAAATGGACCTATAAAGAACGGTGTTGGGAAGACTAATTCCAACATGAAGTCTATGGGGCGTAATATGGCTAAAATAGCCGCACAAAGGGGCAGATAATGGCTAAGTTCTCTAAAAAGGTAATGGGTAAAGAAGTTGGCGATGCCAAAGTCTATGCTGAGCCACATACTATGAATGGTAAACCTATGAAAACCGCTGACATCGGCTATAAAACAGACCCTAATTCAATGAGTGCTGTGGAGTCTATGCCGGGTGGTGTACCAGCTCGTAGAGTAAGTATGGGTAATCCAGCTTCTACTCAAGTGAATAGAAATGGTGAAATGAAGAT